GTCTTCAGTTCCTCGACAACTGCCTTCAACTCGCTCATGGTATGACCTCCTCGTAGATTGTTCCTAATTCGCGGGTAAGATGTTTCAGAACGTCAGCGAGATCGCGCTCGCTATCTGAACCTTCGTGATGGGCCTGCTCCATTTCGTCGGCCTGCTCGTTCAACGCGCGGGCCAGATCGCGCAACACCGCCGCCCGCTCGAATTGATCCTGGTGTTGGGTCAAGTGGCGCTCGACGCCGGCCTGGTCTTCGTCGGGGATGTCGGCCTGAGCCAGCCGCGCCTTGGCGTTGTTGACGCCGCGCAAGACCACGCGCCCGTCCAACAGATGATGCGGCAACTTGTAGGATTGCTTCGCGTCCGGGTCGCTTTTCTCGTCAACCCAGGCGTGCATCCGGCGCAGCGCGCCGCGTTCCGCCGGACAGGCAGCAACCGTTCCCGGCCCGTCCCATTCCGCATCCGGGTCGGCTTTCGGCGATTCGTGCGGCGGGATTGCGCCCTTGAGAAGGTGGGCGGGGGCCTGCCCTCGCGTGTTTGTAGCGGGGGCCGCCTCCTCGCGCGGTAGTTCGGGTTGTTCCTCGACTTCTTTTAGCACGTCGTCAAGGTTGGCGTGCGCCCTATCCAGTTCGTCGCGCGCTTCCCGGAGTTTGCCCTCGTTCTTGGCGGATAAAACTCGCCCGCGCTTGGCGAGCATTGCCTGTTGTTCCGTCGCAGGTTCTGACAGCAGCGCCGGATCAACCGTGACAGTCGGGTTCACCTGACGCAAGATCACGCGCCCGGTCATAATCGGTTCGTTCGCCGGCAATGCCCCGGTCAGGGTCAGCGTGCTATGGGGATCGGCGCTGCCGGCGCGATCCTCGAATGCCTTCAACGCCAACCGCAGCGCATCCTGATTGGCCGGCAACGGGACGATGCTGATTTCGAGCAGTTCAGTCTCCTCGAAGTCCAGTCCGCCGGCGTCGTTGGGCTTGCTCTTGCGGGGAATGAAGCCGATGGATGCGGCGCGTAGGATGTTGTCGCGCCACAGCGCGAGAATGATGTGCATCGGATCGGATTCGTTGGCCGGCGCGCGCAATTCCGGGCGCACCTTCAGAGCGTCTTGCGACACCTGCAATTCAGCCGCCGTGCCGATGACCGCCCAGGGATCGCGGTAGTTGTGCCCAAAAAACATGATCGGGTTGCGCTGAAAATTCCGCAGGTCGATCCCCAGCGGAAAGATACGGTCGCGGTCGCGGTCGAGCGTCGGCATACTGGCAATCAGCCAATCGCCGTCCTTGCGGATGTCTAACGTCTTCGTGATTTTCATCGCGCACTCCCGTGTCAAAACAAAAAAGCGCCGACTCCCCTCGCGGGAGTAGGCGCTAACCTTAGTGCTCGTTATGGAATTGTCTCAGCCGTTGGTTACGTTATCGGTTCCTGAGTCGGCGCGGGTTGCCTATCCCGCTGGTAAATTCATACAATAGCCAAGCATCACCATCTAATTCAAGTTCGATTTTACACCACTTTTTCTTGGATTGCAAGAGGCGCATAGAGGCAATGACCTGTCTCTCAGCCGGCGTCAAATAGGGCGCTTCGGCGACCGGCGCTTCGGGTCTGGGGGTGTCCAGCGTCGGGGATTGGCTCATGCGCTCACCTGCCCTCGCCCGTTGCCTGCCCTCGCTCGCTGTGTGCGGGGGCCTGCCCTCGTCTCAGTTGCAAAGCGCGCGCCTCACTCAAAACAGGCGTTTCCGTACACAGACAGTTGATCGTGTTCTCGGCGCTGCCCGCCTCATCGCCCGGAAACATCAGCGCCTCACCGCCCACATCGAACGGCTCGCCTAACGGCGCGATCTGACCGTGCGCCGCCGCGTGATCGGCGCGCGTTCGTCCGGGTATCAGCGCGCTAATCCATTGCTTGCTTTCGACGATGCCCGATTGTTCCCAGGCGGCTTGCGTCCCCCGACCCGTCGCGCGCAAGGTTTCAGTTCGGGCAATGGCCTCAGCCGAAGATCGAATCCGGTCGCCCATAACCTGCTCAACGCGCTCCATGAGCGCGTTGACGCCCTCACCCTCTTGCAGCCCGTCGCCCAGCGAGTTGCGCAGCCGATCCCAGGTTGTGTCGTCGATCCGCTCGGCAAACGTCTGCGCCTGCCGGCGCATCGCCTCGACGATTTCCGGCAATTCGCCATCAAATGTGTCCGTCCAATCGAGGTCGTCGAGCGCGTCCTGGCCGGCCTGAGTCATCACCAGCGTCAGAACGGGCAGCACGATCGCCGCCGCGCGTTCCTGCCAAGCCTCACGATCAAACGGGTCGCGCGCAACCGCGCGTAAGTCGGCGTCGCCGTCCGCGCGCTCCAACTCATCCATGACCTCGTCGCGTTGCTGCTCGAAAATGTCTGTCACCGCCGCCTGTACGCGCCGCTGGCGCGGATCGAGGCGCTGCTTGAATAGTTCGTAAAGGCGTTTGTGCTCCTCTCCGCCAAACTCGACGACACGCCGATCCTTGCGCGCGTGCCCGTTGCGCCGAGAGTATAGCGCGAGTGTCTTTGATTTGCCTTTGTCCCCACCGGCTGGCGGCTGGGCTGCGCCCAACGGCGCAAGATTCAGAGGCAGATAGCCCACGTCGCCGCCGGGAACGTCCTCGAAACCCAACCCCAGCCGGCGGTTGATCGTGTTGAAGGGTACACCCAGGCCCCACAGCGTATTCGCCTGCTCGATCTTCTTTCCGAAGTCGCCTTGCAGCACGTCTACGCTCGACGTATCAGAGATGATTGATTCGTCGGGCCGCAATTCGCCCACGCCCCGGAAAAATTCTGTTAGTCGCGTATCGTGATGTCGGGTCAGAGGCAAGAGCGTCATCAGCCACAGCATCCGCAGCGCCGCCGTGCGCTTCTCTTCAGTGTCATAGGTGTCCGCGCCGAAGCCCATGACCATATCCGGCACGCCATAGATCGCGCCCACTTCGTCGCGCGACATCTCGCGCAGCCGATCAAACCACAAGTCTTTAGGCGGATAGGACATGATTTTGATGTCCGAGATGTCCTTTTCGAGCACAATCGGCTTGTGCGAATCCCGCACCGTACTGTATTCTTCCATCACCTGCTTCTGGATTTCCTCACGCTCGCCCCGAGTCGCCGCCGTCGAGATAATCGCGTAGTCCGGGCGGGCGTTGTTCCTGAAAAAGTACCGGCTCCACATCTGCGAAAGTTGATCGATCACGATCGACAACTGCGCCGCCTGTCCCGGAGCCAGGCCACGCCAGGGGTTGCGGGGGTTGTAGAACTTGAAGTGTATGAGTTCGTCGTGCGGCAAATCGTAAGGCGCGCTTAACATATCGTCGATCGTATAATGATCGACTTTGTAATACCGCTTGCGCGCCTTGTCGGGGACGATCTTGATCGTGTGCGGCTGGCGCGGCCAGACTTCGACGTAACGCCGGCGCTTGTCCCTGACCAATTCAAAGCCCGACTCGCCGCCGAGCAGCATGTCCGACATATACCAATGCCGCAGATCGGCGCTGCTCATGGCGTCGTTTACATCCGTCAACAAACGCAGAAGCGGATGATCGGAGGTGAGTTCGTCGCCGCGTTTGACGCGATAAGGCAGCGGCGCGAAGTTGTCAGCCAGCGCCTTGACCGCTTTGTGAACCCAGACGTAGCCTTCGTACTGCGCGATGGCGGTCAGGTAGGAATAGCCCGGCGTCCAGGCCGCCGCTTCGTCGGCGCGCAACGTCAAGAGATGTTCGCGGTCAAGAACTTCAGGATGCAGATCGACCATGGCCTTTCCGAGAGAGGCCGCGCGCGCCAGAATCGAGTCCGCGAGTGTCACGTCAGCCTACCTTTGCGCCGCGCTGATAGCCTTCGACAAAAGCGGCGACGATGATCTTAATAATGCGGGCGACAAAACCAATCAGCCAGCCGGCCAGTAAAGGCGCGGCGCTGATAATCCAGACCCACAGATCGCGCCCGAACGTGGCTTGACTCGCGCGAGTTTTGATGGAAGCAATGATCGTCACAGGCTTATCCTCGATTCCCCGCCGGGTAAGATTCGGCTACCTTTTGTTTCTGTGCAATGAACAGCCGGCCGCCGGCAGCGGTTTCAATGCGCCAAGCCTGCGCCGGCAACGCCTCGTCAACAGCCTGATGCACACCCGACAAATGATAATCGTCGCCGCAGATTATACCATCCGCCGCCAGATGAGGCAGCCAGGCCCTCAAGTCGGCCAGTACGGAAGAATAGGAGTGATCGGCGTCGAGATACAGCAAGTCAATCGGCGGCCAATGCGGCAGAATGGCTGCCTCGACGCTGCGCATAAACAGCGGTACGACGCGATCCTGCACGTCAAAGCGCCGAACGTTGCCCAAAAATTCGCTGTAGACTTCGAGCGGATCGTGAACTTCGCCCACGCCCCCATCGCCCCGCCAATGATCAACCGCGTACACCCGGCCTGGCGTGACGCGCGCCATAGCGATCGTCGAGCGGCCCCTCCACACTCCGATTTCGACAATCGTCTTGCATCCCTGAGCCAGACGCGACAGCACAGCCAGCATTTCGCGGGTCGCCCAGCCCTCGATAAAGATATCAAACGGGGCTGGCGTGCGAGCGCGACTATTCATCGCGCCCTCTTCCAAGTCCAGTAACGCAGCGCATCTATACCGTGATTGTTTGCATCGACCGGCGTATCCAACTTGCTGTGTTTTTGATCGACGCTTGGATATTGGTAGCCGTCGGTCAATTCGCTGATTAGATTCGTGCAGCGTTTGTGAATCTTAACCAGGCGATAACCGTTGGCGTCCCTAAACAGCCGGCGCAAGACCTCGATTCCCTCGGTAATAGGATGCGTTGCGCCGCGATAAGGAATGCCGGCCAGTCGCATCCGCTCAGACAATTCCTTCGATTCTGTCCCGCCGATGCACAACTCAGGCAGGTTGACCGGCTGTGTCTTTTCCGTATCCTTCCAGCCAAACCTTTCGCCGCAACGCGCGACGGCTTCCTGAACGCACGTCTGCGCCAGGTGTCGAGTATGAAACATCTCATCGAATACCAAAATGCGAGTGGGCGTGCGCTGAATGAATAAGATGACGCGCGGATCGGGATGATAGCCGTCATCGGCAGCCAGTTCAATCGGTAAATTCGGATCGGGTTCGTCGCCGGTTAGGTTGTCTTCGCCGAACTCCTCGGCGAAAACCACGCCTTCTGACTGCGCCCAACGACCGTGGAACAGTCGTTGCTTTCGCGCGCCCGTTAGCGCCTCTAGCGTTTCGAGTGTGCGCCGGCCTTGCTCAGTCAGATGGCCCGCGTCGTCAAATAGCGCCGGGTTGTCTTCGTGCCGGCTGTGCAACAGCAACAGGCGCGGGCGCTGGAGAATCCAGTGCAGCGATCCGGCGGGGTTGCAGTCGCCTAACACCTGCGGATAAGGCACGTTGCCGGCGCGCCCGGTGGCGCGCGTCGTCAGGTACTCCCAATCGTTCAGGCTGAATTGCTCGGCCTGGTTGGGAATAATCAGGTCACGCTCGCCGCCCAGAACTTTATCGGCGTTGTCCATGCCGCCGAACCACACGCGCGATCCGTTGCTGTAATCATACCAACTGGCTTCTTCGCCGCCATAGCGCGTCACGCTCCGATCGCCAACCAGAATGCGTCTCTCGTAGGTCTGCTGGATTGTGCTCACGACCGTTGCATAAACCTTGCGCAGCACGGCGATCTGTGCGCCCGGATAGGCGCGCGCGCTGGCGTCGGCCTTGGCCAGCACAGCAACCGTTTTGCCAGTTTCAGAAGGGCCGGCGATGATCACTTCCGGCGCATTGCAGGTCTGCAATTCAAGCGCCGCGCCCCGGAATCGGTAGACAGGCCGCGCCTGCGCCTCAGTCCGCGCCGTCTGCCAGGCTTCCGCTATCGCCGCTTCCCACCACGAGCCGGGCGCGGGCAGCGGCGACCAATTCGGCGTAGAGTTGGTTCGGATCATACCCCTCGCGGCGCGCTTCATCGCGCCAGGTCAGGTCAACCGGCTGTGCTACCTTGCCGTCGATGCGTTCCCACAGCAATGCGATCCCGCGCGGATCGGGATCGTTCATTAGCGACATCAGGAAATGAACTGAGATCAAGCCGAGGATGTCCATCTGGTCGCCGCCCTTGCGGAGTTCGGCGGCGTACAGATCGCAGCGCGCCGCCAGCGCCTTCGGCGTCATGGCGGCAAACTCGCGCACGATGTTGGTCAGTGATAGGGGATTCTTGGGCCGTCCGCCGGGATTGCCAGATTGACCCGGCTTCCAGGCGTGAGGGGGAGCAGCGCGCTTTTTCTTTGTTGCGTTTTTGTTCTCAGAGACTTTTACCTTCGCAGCCATACCGCTATCATATCCCAAGTTTTACGCAAACGCAAGGGGGTCAAATGGGGTTGGCAGGGGGATGGATTTGTCGCGGGCGCGGCTTTACCTTTGCAGCCATGCCGCAAGTAAACTACCTCGCCACTTGTGGCGAGGCTTTTCCCTCGCGCAACCGTCGCAGTTCTGACGACGCGGGGAAGATTGGCGAGTTTACAATCGCCCGGTGGGCTATTACACCCGCCGCGATGTGATCGGCGAATCCAGAAAATCCGCACGACACACAGAGGAAAGTTTCTTGAGAGGGTCGATTCCGTTTATCAATACACCCACATTCGGGGCAGGTGCGCGAGGTATTGCGCGGATTAACTCGCACAACCATCACACCGGCCCGTTGCGCCTTGTATTCGATAAACTGGCCCAATTGATGAAACGACCAACTATGCAACGTTACTCTCTGGTCGCGTCGAAGCCGTACCCGATCGCGCAAACCGCCCAGGTCTTCCAGGGCGATAGCGCGATGAGTGCCTTGCGCGATAGCAACGATGCGCTTGCTCATCACGTGGTTGGTGTGGCGCGCAAAACGCGCCTCTCGTCCAGACAGTTTCTTAAGTCTGCGCCTGGCCGCCCGCGTACCCTTGCTTTGCAATTTGGCACGCAGGCGTCTATGGCGATGACGAATATTATTCACAGCAGAGCCAGACATTATATCCCCATCGCTGGTAACGGCGATGTTGACAATGCCCAAGTCCACGCCCAGCACACCTTCAACATCAATCGGATCGGGTTCTTCGACATTGCATGTGGCGCTGAGAAAGAACTTGTCTCGGAACAGAATCAGGTCGGTCTCTCCCTGTTGGCTAAAGAGCAATTCCCGCTGGCGATTTCCGCACACAAACGGAACATGCAGACGACCGTCAAGCGTCCAGATCGACACGCCGGACTTGTCGAGATTCCATCTCAGGATGCGATCATCATAAGCAATGGCGGAGGTTGGTTTGAAGATGCGCTTCGTCTTGCAGTCGATCTTGTAGGCGTCCGCAACAGAAGCGATGCAGCGCACGGTCATCTGTGCGGTAAGGCCAAACTTCTCGCGTACCTCTCGATAAGTCAGGTGATGCAATTTGTACTGGCCGAAAGTCTTGTGATTCCATGCTTTGCGCGAGATGTAATTGCGTGCAGCGTTGGCGCACTCAAGTGTACGTTTGAGCGCATTAGCCTGCTCTTGGGTTGTCTTGAGTTTCACCTGCGCGATGAGTTTCATGCGAACCATCTTATCACGGATAGCATGGTTCGTCAAGTATAGAGAAAGGGAAGCGGGGGTTTCCGCGCCGGAGAATTCAATGATACAACGCGCGGCGCGGTCTGTCAACTAGTAGTCTTATAGTCCGTAGTCGGATAGTCGCATAGTTGACTATCAGACTACGCGACTATCCGACTACCGTCGGGGATCGTCCCCGGCGCGGTTTCAGGCGTCGGCGGCAACCGCTTGTTGGGCGGACGCTTGATACCACTCATCGCTACCAGTGAATATCAAAACACCACAAGCGGACAAGGCCAGAACGTAAACAAAACCCGCGAAGGGCTGGCAAAGTTAGCCAAATACCCTTATCGAGATGTTGCCCGAAGGCAAACACTCTGCGAGAATTTCCTGATGCCGGCCCGATTACAATTCTAACCATTTTCATTCACCTCCTAGACGGAAGACGCCCAACTCTGAATAGACGACAAAACGGCGTCCCTACGTTTCGCCGCGCACCTTGATCACGATCACCGCCGCGCCCGGCTCAAGCCGCGCGTCAGCCGGCAAGCGCACGCCCAGCCCGCCGCCGATGCGCTCGACCGTCGCGCGCCAGCGGGGACGGTCAGGCGCTCGATCCCGGTTATCGGATATAACCGCAATCACCCGACCCGATTCGGGGTCAACCTGAGTATGCCCGGCGCGCACCGCCTGAGCCGCCAGCCTGACCAGGCTCGCCCGCGCCGGTCGGTGGGGGCAGAGCGTAATAGCCGTATCCAGCGCCACGCGGATCGCCTCTAGTGTTTCCAAGTGCGCTGCCTCTGCGAAATGCGAGAAGCGCAGCAAGGTATAGGCCGGATCGTTTTGCAGCGATTCGGGGATGCGCTGGCATACCCGCACCCACTCAGCTACCGTCTCGTCTGACTTGCTCAGCAGCGGCGCGGCCAGCGTCACGAAGCGGCGCGTCACCAGATCGCGGATCGCTTCCGGGAATTGCGCGATGCGCCGCGCCAGTTCGCGCCCGGCCAGCCATTGCAGGTCGGACATCGCATCGCCGGCGTAAATCAGGATCGTGACGGTATCCTCTGGCAATTCGAGCCGGTCGATCTGCTCAGGGGTGAGAACCGCCGTCGGGCGACTTGGGCGCGACAATTGCAACCGATCCTCGCGCGTCGGGTAGACTAGAGCCGGCGTAGTCATGGTTTGTGCTGACATAGAACGACCTCATAATCGATCCGGGGTGAACCTTTGGATTCGGCCAAACGCCGAAAGAACGATTTGCGCTC